GTGGAGGAGTTTTTCCCATAAAGTAACCATCTGGATATTCCATAGCTTTATTGAGTTCAAGAGTTCTTGTGATCCCTCTTATCATTGAAGCTGCGAAAGTATCAGAGGCTGCATATGTGGAAGCATTCTTTCCATTGGCGTAATAAGCAGTACCATTTGATAACTCGTTTAATACCAATTTGTTCAAGTATTCACCCATGTGCTGTCCAACTAAAGCTATCTTTTCAGCCATATTTTTATCTATGGAGATTGTTGATAGGAATTTGGTTGTTTGCACAGTCAGTCCGTATTCACAAAGACCCATTGTTATTGTGGAGGCGGTAATCGCACACAATAATGGATTGGAGCCTTCAGTGATTAAACCTGACGCTAAGTTAACTGTCAAAGGAACGTAGCGAGTGAAGTTGATAGTTTTACCTTCTCCAGACGCATGAGTTCTTATTTGACCTCCCTCTTTGGCAACTAGCTGATATTCAGCTCTGTCCAAAAAGACCTTCTCGTAATAAGTTGATACTTCCTGAGTTAAGTTTCCACTTGTATTTTCTCTTGCTGTGGCCATTTATAATATCACCCCTTTCTATATTAATTAATAAACAACCCCTATCTTGGCTTCCATTTCTTTCAACGAAAGACTTTCAAAGGGTTTTTCTGTCGGTTTTACCGAACTTGGTCGTAGTGCAGACTCTGAAACTTGTTTTGCAACTTGTTCCGTTGTCTCCGCTACTTTTTTTTCTACTGAACGGCGGTACGGTTTCATCAAATTATTCACCAGCTTTTTAACAGAAGCGGATGGATTAATCTGAATTTGCGCTCTCACCGATTCGGTAATAGTATCTGAAAGTTCCTTATCAAACACTTCACTCTTTGGGTCAAGTTCGGGGTGAGTGGAAATTGACTCTTGAGCTTCCTTATTGATTTTGTCAATAAGTCGTTCTTTCGCAACCTCCAGTTGAGCAATAGATTGTGCAGTTCGCACAACGTCTGCCTTATATTGGTCTTGAGTAACTTCTGCTCCTGGCTCAACTTGTGGGATATATTGGGTCGTATTGCCCTGACTTCCAGATAACTGGGCAGTCAATTCTTCCACCTGTCTTGCCAGTGACTCTTTCTCCTCTCTTTCCCGATTTCTTTCATCAACGAGTTTATGAATCCGTTTTTCAACGGGTTTTGACTCGGTAACTTTCTGACCTTCCTCCTTAACTTCAGTTTTGGAAGCTATTGGAGCTTCTTCCACCTCAGTCGGTTGGACTGTTTTTTCTTCAGTAGAAGGCGATTCTACTACTTCAGTTTCAGCTACTGGAGTTTCATTTACCGCCTGTTGTTCTTCATCCATAATGATAAAAGAACTTATAATCAGCGTTTTAGGTTCGCAGAAACCAAGTATTATTCCTTGCGGAATAAGAGACTTTAAGCAAGGTATCATCCCCGAATACTTATATGAGTATTGGAATGATGTAAAATAAGGGTTACACCCTATCCCTGCTTGAAATCCCTTTTCTGCAATATCGGTGAACCGTCTTTATCAACTCCAATCATTATTTTTTCCATCCCTATCCATACTGCGTGTTTTACGATACATGATTGACAAACTAAATACGGTCCTTCCTGCCTATAATGACAGTTTTTTGGAATAAACTCAAAATCTGGCTTATCAAAGTGCAGCTCTTCTTTTTCTACTTCCTCTGTCTTGTCATAATTAGACTCCTGCTTTATCTCCGATATCTTTGGAGTCAGCAACCCGTTGTTGTACTGCATATAATTTTTCTTTGGCTAAATTTACAAGGACAGTTAATCTTCCAATAGCTTCAAAATCGTTTCCACTTGCTACAGCTACAGTTATCAGTTCATCCATCTCACTTTTTAAATGCTCTATATATTCATTTAATACTTGCCATCCCCTTGTATTTGATAGAGATGATAAAGCAATATCATCTTCATCCATCTCTTCCCGCTTTTCTTTAATGGTTCTTTTGTCAATGTCAGAAAAACTTTGAAATACGTCTGGTTTTAATGCTGTTTTAGATTGCATTATTTACTGGTTGTTGAACTGGTAATGGTTGTTGCTGTGGAACAGCTTGTCCCAACTGTCCTTGAGGTGGAACCTGGTTAATTCCTCCTCCCTGCATCTGTTGTAACATTTGTAAAAATTGTTCCTGGTCACCTTGCATCGCTGCCTGTTCTTCAAAAGTTAGGTTTCTTCCTGATTCGTTTTTATCAATAATAATTTTACTAATATCCTTAATATTGGCATCGGCCATTATATGGGAGACTATCTCACTTATTTTTACTTCTTTTCCTTCCGTTTCCATTTTAAGCAAAATTGGAGAAGTAACTTTACCATCTTGTCCTACCTGCATATTTTGAGTAACAAGTCCTAAAAGTTCATGCAACGCCTGTTGCTGAGCTGCTTGGTCTGGAGCATAAGTACTTCCTGATATAATCTCATAATCATAAAGGGTGCTTCCAGTCATTTTGCGGTTAATTGTTAGTTTTCCAGTATTCTCATTATAATAGTCCTTAATCTCAGGATATTCCTCAGCCATCTCCTCAATCTCACTTCTGAAAAGACGAAGAGTAATTGAAGATGGTTGTTTTTTACTCCAAAGATTACCCATTTTCTTCATTATGTCAGATAAAACAGCCTCCATATAAAATCTATCAACTGAATCTTTTGAATTTTCTCTTTCTGCCTGGAGTTTTAAGGCTTGTGGAGTTCTGCCAAAACCAGGGTCTGTTCCTTTTGAGACTGAGGTATCAGTCGTTCCAAAAAGATTAAGAAGAGAAGCATTTACTGTTTGGTAAGTTGTTTGAAAAGACTCAATTCCTCTTGGATTAATCGCTAACTGTTGAACTGAGTTTCCAACTGAATTTCTAACTAACCATTTAGCTCCAGGACCCCATTTAATCGTACTTGCTATAATATTATCCTTATTTAATATTGTTGGTGGGAATATACTGATTTTTATGGCATCCAAATAAAGATTCCATAGTGAGTTTAGGGTGTATTGCATTGTCTTTCCCCTCTCCATATCTCCCATACCCATAAAATCATCAATTAAGGGAATGGAATATTTACAAACTATCGGTAACTCTCCGTTATCATGGGGATTTTTAATATCCCTCATTATTTCACCAGCTGCAGGAACATAATCAACCCATCTATCACGTTCAAACTGGGTTAAAACTTCAAAATATCCTCTTCCTTTGGTGGATTCAATATTGGGGAATTGGTCATCTTCTCTTGAAGTGGTGTCTGAGTCAGTATGTTTGTCTCCTTCCTTATCTTTTAACTTTTTTATGATATTGTCTATATTTTTATATGTTTTATTTTTACCTATTCCCTCAAAAAATGAGAGAGGTTTCCAAGTCCTGACAATTATATGGTCTGAATCGTTAAGAGAAACTGCTCCAAATTGGGGAAATACGTCACGAATATTCAGTAACCACATATCAGGTCCCACATAACCATTCTTTTTTACATCCCAATCAATTAAAGCAAAATAATTTCCGTAGATATTTGAATAACGGTCAAGCATTCTAAGTTTTATTAGAAAATCAAATTGAGCATTGGCATTAGGAAGAATATATTTATCCATTGTCATTCCAAGAATCTTTGAAGAAGCCATGTCATTTGAAGAAATTGGTCTGAATTTTCCAATCGCCAGTTTGTTCATTACCCTGGCCTCTCTTTCTAAAATCATCCCAGATAATTTCTGGTCCATTACCTGCGACTTTGTTCCTTGGGATATTGAGTCATTTAATTGATTAGAAAAAATTCCTTCAACCTCATCCCATAAGTCCCGTTTGGTTGAGAGAGAATTATAAGAAGCGTCAAACCTTTCCTCTATCTGCTCGGCAAGTTTATTCATAAAAAAAATCCTGACCCATCAAGGTCAGGTTAACGATATTATAATCGCACACCAGCTGTGCCTTCCTTATTAAAACTACACTATACTATTGCCTTTGTCAATACCTTTGTCTAATGGATACTTAATTCTTCGCCTACGAGTAACCCGCATTGTTTTTAAAATTGCTACTCCATCTTTCAAGAAAACATTAAAAGTTAATTCTCCATAATGGATTTGTTTAACTTCTTTCTCAATCAGAGTATGAAATCCCAAGCTCGGTAAAATCTTTAAAGGATTGGTAGGACTCATAAGATAAAAAAACTACATCTACAATATTATCAGCTGCAACTCTGATAACAAAAGTGAAAAGCCCGTTTTTGATTCTACTTGCCTCATTTTGAATATCAAGATGCGGTTTCTGATTATGTTTTGAGATAACAATTTCATAAATCATATTAATACCATTTACTGTTGATTGCTTTCTCATCTGGAACTTCATCTTCCGTATCAGTATTTGATAGGGCAATAGCCATATAGCGGATGGCATCCATCGCATCATCCTGTACTTTATAAGGAATCTCCCGAACTAACGATTTATCATTTTTATTTTCAATCCATCTGTATTTTTCAAACTCATCGGCAATCCAAGATAAATGTTTTGAAAACATTAATGTGGGTTTTCCTGTGTCTTTTCTTACTTTAAGAAGTTCAGCGACTTTAGTAATTCCGTTTTTAACCGAATCTTTGGCTTTTTCAACTGGATTGAAGTGGACATTAAATGATAATAGTTCAGCTATTGCCATAGGTTGGGCAGAATCTGCGACTGGATTAACAATTACTTTCCCCGAATCTTTTACTTTTATAACCTCTGCCAGTTGCCGTTCCGTGAATCCTGAAATATACAGTCCGTCATAGGCATAAATCTGGGTTAAGTCAGGTGAGATGCCAAAATAGATAAGAGCTGACTTATGAGCAAATCCAAAATCCAGAGTTCTGGTATATATCCAGTTCACATCCATATAGGGAACATCAACCATATGGATATTTCTATTAAACTCTTTATAAATAAGTCCTGACATTTTCCTAAACTCTCCCATAATCTCTTGGGCAAATGCGTCTTCCGTCATCTCAAACTTAAGGGAATCCAGTTCTTTTTTCTCAAGGAAAGGATTGTCATATGAGGTATAGTGATGATAGGAATGAAATGAGGGGTCAAACATTGGGCGGACCTGTTTCCCTTCAATTATCTCATTATGTGCCAGATGCTTGAAGTGATTTTGGAGTCCGTTGGGAGTTGAAATAAAGTAACACTGGGCTTTTGATTCAATTAAAACTGGTCGCATGACAGTCCATACCTGTTCCCATCCCTTAATAAATGCACACTCATCAAATACACAAAGGTCTATTCCCACTCCCCGAAGATTGTCTGACTCCTCAGCCCCTTTAACCTCAATAACTGAGTCATTAAGTAAAGTAATCTTTAATTCTGTTTCGTTACGTTTCTTAATAGCTTCTTTAGGGATTATCATTGAAAGCATTTCCCATACGATATTCTTTGCCTGTTTGTAGGTTGGAGCAACATACCAGACTTTTGACCCGTCATGTTTGGCGGCAAAATCAACCATCTTGTAAGCCATGAGAGTACTTTTCCCAGCCCTTCTCCCGCAGTTGACGACTATA